ATACAGGATTCTGCTTGGAGAAGAGGATATACCTGTTTCAATAAAAAATCCTTACTATAAGAACGAATCATATACTGACAAAGTTATGAACAAGGCTATAGATGATATGATTAAAGACAAAGACAGATAATGGCATATAACAAAGCTTACGGTAAAACTGTTAGGTCAGCTGGAAAACCAGAATCAAGGAGAAGCTCGGAAGACAAGAGTAGCTCACCATTAAATTTCGATTGGAGTAGTTTAATGGATAAAGGTCAAGTAGCTTTAACCGCTGCAGGTATGATACCAGGTATTGGGAATATAGCTGATGCTGCTAATACTGCTATATCTGGTGGTAGAGCTGCTTACGCTGGATACACTGGTGATAACACTGGAGTTAAAAAGCATCTTGCTTCTATGGCTCTAAACGCTGCGGCTGCTGTTCCTGGCGCTGGATTAGCCGTGGGTGCTAGTAAACTAGCTAAAGCAGGTGTGACTGCGGCCAAAGGAAGTAAAGCACTGGCTGCCGCCGCTAAGACTACAGCAAAGTACGCAACTAAAGCAGTTGTTAAAGGTACTAAAAAAGTAGCTGAAGGTAAGAGTAAAGAGATGATAGCTGAAAGCGAAAAAAAGAAGAAAGAAAAAAACATAGCTACAAACAAGTCTAAACAAAAAGAAACCGATTTAGCATAATGGGATTTAAACTAGGTAGAGAAAGTAGACAAATTAGAAACTCTAAGAACACACCTATATTTAGAAAAAAACTAGAAGACGGTGTCGTGGGTAAAGCTAATAACGACGGTTCTATAGATATAGATAAGTCTGTGAAACCTGGAAGTGCGTTAGAGAAAAAAGTTATCAACCACGAGATGCAACATATGAGGGACATGCAGTCTGGTAAGCTTTCTTATGGAGATGATTATGTTAGATATAACGGTAAAACTTATCATAGAAAAGATGGTAAGATTAAGTACAACGGTAAGTGGAGCGAAGAGGGTAGTATGAACTTTCCTTGGGAGAAGAAGGCTAGAGATAACGAATAATGGGTATACTTCAAAAAGTACTTTCAGGTGGAGCTGGTAAACTAATAAAAGACGTTGGTGGAGTTATAGATAGTTTAACAACTACTAAAGAAGAAAAGCTAGCTGCTGAACAAAAAATAAAGGAATTAATATCTAACCATGAGTTAGAATTACAAAAGCAAGTAACCAACAGGTGGGAGGCTGATATGAAGTCTGACTCTTGGTTATCTAAAAATGTTAGACCACTAGTTCTTATGTTTCTAGTTGTATCAACAGTATTAATGATATTTATTGATGCTGGTGTTATATCTTTTGAAGTAGAACAAAAGTGGACTGACCTGTTACAATTAGTATTAATCACAGTGATAGGAGCCTACTTCGGAGGACGTTCACTAGAGAAAACAAAAAAGTAAATTAAATATTATTATGGAAGCAACAAAAGAAAAGGTGATCGATTTAAAGCCTAAAGCAGAAAAAATTACTGAGGAAGAGTTGAAAAACTTACAAGGAATAGTAGATCAAAATAATGCTATTCAATTTAAGATAGGAGCTGTCGAAACTCAGAAACATGAGCTAGTGCACAAACACGCTAGCATACAGAAACAGATAGCAGAAGCTCAAAGTGAGTTTAGTAAAAAATACGGTACTTTCGATATAAACTTAGCAGATGGTACTATTAATTATCCTGCTGAGAATGGACAGCCACGTAATTAGAAAGATCACTGTAGGTAAAGACTATAAGAATGATGCCATGCATTACTCAGTTGGTCAAGACGTTTACGGTGGACATACAATATGTGATATATTAGAGGAAGAACAGAAGTACTCTATTTATATTAGGAAGAAGGACGTTGTTATCCCTTGGAAGGATTTCAATAAAAATATGGCTATATCAGTTGAATACGATCTCAATTACTAATGAGACCTGTATCTGATTTTATAGTTAAACCTAGTGGTGATAGATACAACAACTCTACAAAAATAGGTGACGTAGACCTTATATTGAATACTGAGATATTTAACCACCAGTATATCAATAGAGTTGGTATTATAAATTCTACGCCCATATACAATCCTATGGGTTTAGTCGAGGGTAGCGAAGTTATAGTACATCATAATGTTTTTAGAAGATGGCATGATGTTAAAGGTCGTGAGAAAAATAGTAGAAGCTTCTTAAATGAAGACGAATACTTAGTATCTCAAGATCAAATATTCATGTGTAAAAATGATGGTAACTGGAACGCTATGCCTGGGTATACATTCGTTAAGCCCATAAAATCTCAAGATAAATATAGTCTCACACCGGAAAGACCTCTCGTTGGAGTAGTAAAATACTCTGATGGGAGTTTTCTTCCGACTCAGCTAGTTGGATTTAGACCAAGTAGCGAATTTGAATTTATCGTGGATGGAGAGAGATTATATAGAGTTATGAATAATTTTATTACAATTGAATATGAATACCAAGGAGACGAAGAAGAGTATAATCCAAGCTGGGCGGAGAGCAGTAGAAGAGTTAATTAAAGTAGCTAAAGAACCTATAGTAGACTCCGACGATGATATATCTGCTGATAGATTAAAGAATGCTGCTGCTACTAAGAAGTTAGCTATATTTGATGCTTTCGAGATTTTAACTAGGATAGAAGAAGAAGAGAGAGTACTAAATGATTTAGACAAACCTAAAGATAGTAAACCTAAGTTTCAGGGATTTGCTGAAGGAAGGAGTAAGTAATGTACGAGCAATCATTATATAGGATAATTGAACCTGTTAAACTAACCACTATTAATAGACTTAATAAAGGTAAGAAGTGGAAGTATGGTTATGATAAAGAGGGAGATGTAATTGTTATATCTAAGTCTGGTCAGATAGGTGAGATATTAGATATACAAGGTTTAAAGATAGCTTTACCTAAAGTACCTAAAGATGTATTTAGTTGCTCTAAGAAGAAGAGTGAGCAGAAGTGGAGAAAGTTTGAAACACCCGAGGTTTTTAAAAAGATTAAAACTAGGTTTGATTGGGTTGATTATCCCGAGGAATTTAAACAATCCCACTATGGTTATATAGATCAAGAATTCGACAGGAGAGAGAACGGTTTTTGGTTTATGAATAACGGCACTCCAACATACGTACCTGGCAGTTACTACATGTATTTGCAATGGAGTAAGATTGATGTTGGTGCCCCAGATTTTAGAGAAGCAAATAGATTATTTTTTATATTTTGGGAAGCGTGTAAAGCTGATCAAAGATGCTACGGGATGTGTTATCTTAAAAACAGACGTTCTGGTTTCTCGTTTATGAGTTCAGCTGAAACCGTTAACTTAGCCACTCTCGCAGGTGATAGTAGATTTGGAGTGTTATCTAAAAGTGGGGCGGATGCTAAGAAAATGTTTACGGATAAGATAGTACCTATAAGTATTAACTATCCGTTTTTCTTTAAACCTATACAAGATGGTATGGATCGCCCAAAGTCAGAGCTAGCTTACCGTGTACCAGCTAAGAAGTTTACCCGTAGAAAAATGGGAGTGCATGAGGAGCAAGATGACATGCAAGGTCTTGACACTACTATTGACTGGAAGAATACTGGTGATAACAGTTATGATGGTGAGAAACTTTCTCTACTAGTTCATGATGAGAGTGGTAAATGGGAGAGACCAGATAACATCCTCAATAACTGGAGAGTTACCAAAACTTGTTTAAGATTAGGTGGTAGAATAGTAGGTAAATGCATGATGGGTTCAACGTCTAACGCTTTAGATAAAGGTGGTGATAATTTTAAAAAATTGTTTTATGACTCAGATGTATCAAGAAGAAATAGAAATGGCCAGACAAAATCTGGTTTATATTCTCTTTTTATCCCAATGGAGTGGAACTATGAAGGATTTATTGATGAGTTCGGAATTCCAGTATTTGATACACCAACTGATGACAGGCGAGGACCTCATGGTGAATTAATAGATATAGGCGTAGTTGATTACTGGGAGAATGAAGTTGATGGATTAAAAGGAGATCAAGACGCTTTAAATGAGTTTTATAGACAGTTTCCAAGATCAGAAGAACACGCGTTTAGAGATGAAACGAAAAATTCTTTATTTAATCTCGTCAAGATATACGAACAAATTGATTACAACGAGGGTAATAGAAATTCCTCAGTATTAACTACTGGTAACTTTCAGTGGGTCAATGGAGTTAAAGACACACAGATAGTTTTCAATCCAGATCCAAACGGCAGGTTTAAAGTTAGTTGGGTACCTGGTAGGAATTTACAAAATAATGTAATAATAAAGAATGGTATTAAGTATCCAGGAAACGAGCACATGGGAGCTTTTGGATGTGACAGTTACGACATATCAGGTACTGTGGACGGTAAAGGATCTAAAGGAGCATTACATGGACTAAGCAAGTTTAGTATGGAAGATGCTCCAGCTAATACATTTTTCTTAGAGTATATAGCTAGACCACAAACTGCGGAGATATTCTTTGAGGATGTTCTAATGGCATTAGTATTCTACGGGATGCCTATACTCGCGGAGAATAATAAACCTCGTCTATTGTATTATTTACGGCGAAGAGGTTATAGAGGTTTTAGTATGAACAGACCTGACAAGGTTTGGAATAAATTATCTGTGGCTGAAAGAGAAGTAGGTGGTATACCAAACTCTAGCGAGGATATAAAACAAGCTCACGCTGCTGCAATTGAAATGTACATTAACGACCATGTTGGTTTGCTTCAAGACGGTACTTATGGTACTATGTATTTTAACGAGACGTTAAACGATTGGAGTAGATTTGACATAACAAAGAGAACAAAGCATGATGCCTCTATCAGTACCGGTTTAGCTATCATGGCTTGCAATAGACATTTATATAGACCAAATCCAGAGCATAAAAAACAACCAGTTAACCTTACAATATCCAAATATAAAAATACAGGTTTTAATTCAACAATAATAAAAAAGTAAATTATGGCAGAGTCTGCGATAAGTAATTTTCCTTCACAAGCAGTTAGTGATCTAGAAAAGATGACTAAGGAATATGGATTGAAAGTAGCTAGAGCTATAGAGCACGAGTGGTTTTCTGGTAACAATCATAGATACCATAAACAACAAAGTAACTTTCATAGCTTAAGGTTGTACGCTAGAGGAGAACAACCTATACAAAAATACAAAGACGAGTTATCTATAAATGGTGACTTAAGCTACTTAAATCTAGATTGGAAACCTGTACCAATTGTACCTAAGTTTGTTGACATAGTTGTTAACGGTATGGCTCAAAGAGCTTACGAAGTCAAAGCTTATTCTCAAGATTCATATGGTGTAAGTAAGAGGACTGAGTATATGGAATCTATGCTTAGGGACATTAGAGCTAAAGAATTTAATGATGCCGCTAAGCAAGGTTTAAATATGGATCTATACGAGAATGATCCAGAAAAACTACCTGATACAGAAGAAGAGTTAGCGTTGCACATGCAGTTAGATTATAAACAAGCTGTTGAGTTAGCTGAAGAACAAGCTATAAATGTTTTGTTAGATGGTAGTAGATTTGATCTAATTAAAAGAAGAGCTTTATATGATTTAACTACTATAGGTATTGGTGCTACTAAAACAACATTCGATTGGAGTGAAGGTGCTAAAGTCGAATATGTTGATCCAGCTAATCTAGTTTATTCTTACACTGAATCACCTTACTTTGATGATATATATTACGTTGGTGAAGTTAAAGAGATACCTTTAAACGAGTTAGTAAAACAATTCCCTGAGTTAACTGAATCTGATATTAAGGATATTGTTAGTGGGCCAAGAAGCTCTATGAGAAGTTATCAAGGTCATAATAGAAACTATAACAGTAAAGATAATAATAAAGTTGACGTGTTATATTTCAACTTTAAAACACATAAGAATAATACTTACAAAGTAAAAGAAACTGGTAGCGGTGCTGAGAGAGTTATAGAGAAAGACGATACCTTTAATCCACCGGCTGACATGGAGGGGAACTTCTCTAAGTTGGAAAGAGTAGTTGAATGCTTGTACGAAGGAGTGTTGATCCTTGGTACTGATAGATTACTTAAATGGGAAATGGCTCAGAATATGCTAAGGACCAAATCAAACTTTTCTAAGGTTAGAACTAATTATAGCATTGTAGCACCTAGAATGTACAAGGGTAAAATAGAATCTATAGTTAGTAGAATAACTGGTTTTGCTGATATGATTCAGTTAACACACCTAAAACTACAGCAAGTACTATCACGTATGGTGCCTGATGGTGTTTATATGGACGCTGACGGTTTGGCAGAGATTGATCTTGGCAATGGAACTAATTATTCACCGCAAGAGGCTTTAAACATGTTCTTCCAAACTGGTTCGGTTATAGGTAGATCGTTCACTTCTGAAGGAGATCAGAATCCTGGTAAAATACCTATTCAGCAAATACAAAACGGAGCAGGTGGTAATAAACTACAGAGTTTAATCCAGACTTATAATTATTATCTACAGATGATACGTGATGTCACCGGGTTAAATGAATCTAGAGACGCTTCAACACCAGACAAAAATGCTTTGGTTGGTATACAAAAATTAGCTGCTGCAAATTCTAACACTGCAACTAGACATATACTTCAATCTATGTTGTTGTTAGCTACTGAAAACGCTGAAGCTTTATCGCTTAGAATATCAGATATAATAGAGTACTCTCCAACTAGAGAAGCTTTTATACAGGCTATTGGTGCTCATAACGTTGCCACGTTAGAGGAAATGGCAGAGTTACACTTATATGACTTTGGTATATTTATAGAGTTAATGCCAGATGATGAAGAAAAACAAATACTTGAAAATAATATACAGCAAGCTTTGGCTCAAAAGTTGATAGATCTTGACGATGCTATAGATCTTAGAGATATTAGAAATGTTAAATTAGCTAATCAACTTCTTAAGATAAAACGTAAAAAGAAACTTGAGAGAGATCAGAGGATGCAGCAAGAGAATATTCAAGCTCAATCACAGGCTAATCAACAAGCTCAACAAGCTGCTGCTCAAGCTGAAATGCAAAAAGCGCAACAGAAAGCTCAGATTGATCAACAGTTAGAGCAAGCTAAAAATGACATGAAGATGGCTTACTTAAGAGAGGAAGCTAACGTTAAGAAGGAGTTAATGAACCATGAAATGTTTATTAACATGAAGCTTAATACTATGGATAACGAAACCATAGATAGAAGAGACTCGCGTAAAGATGATAGGTTAGATCAACGTGAAAAAATTAAAGCTGAAGCAAAAAATAAGGGTGAATCACTTAAAAGATTTGAATCATCAGGTAATGATATAGTCGGAGGGGGCCTTGGTTTAGAGAGGTTTAATCCAAGATAATTAATTATATAATATTTTATTATGGCAGAAGAAATAGAAAACGTAACTGAAGAGGTTACAGAACAACCAATTGAAAACACTAAAAGCGAACCAACGTTTATGAGCGAAGGTGATGACAGTGTGGTTAAGATAGACCTAGACAAAATACAGATACCAGATGAAACTACAGAAGCAGAAGCTGACACAGCAGGAATGGTGGGACGCGATGAAACACCCGATGCCCCACAAGAACAAGAAGAAGTACAACCGCAAGGAGAAGTACAAGAAACAGAAGCACCAGTATTAGAAGAGGTAGTAGAAGTTGAAGCTGTTGAAAAACAAGTTCAACAAGTAGAAGAGCAAGTGGCTGAAGCAATAGTTGAAGCTGTAGAAACTGGTAAACCTCTACCAGAGAATATTCAGAAGTTGGTTGACTTTATGGATGATACTGGAGGAGATATAAACGATTACGTAACCTTAAATAGAGATCTAGACAAACTAGATGACTCTGAGGTTTTAGATGAATACTATCGCTCAACAAAATCTCACTTATCAGCATCAGAAAGAAACTTCTTACTAGAAGATCGTTTTGGGTTTGATGAAGACGTAGATGATGAGCGTACAATAAGATCAAAGAAAATCGCTTTAAAAGAGCAAGTTGCTGAAGCGAAAGCCTACTTGGACGGGCAAAAGTCTAAATATTACCAGGACATTAAAGCAGGTAGCAAACTTACAGGTGAGCAACAAGAAGCTATAGAGTTCTACAATAAATACAGTGCGGAGTCTGAAGAAACCCAAAGACTAACACAAGCTAACAAAGATGTTTTTCTAAAGAAAACTGATAATCTATTTAACAACCAGTTCAAAGGTTTTGACTATAAGGTTGGAGATAAGACTTATCGTTACAATGTGAAAAACGTGGGAGACGTAAAGAATACACAAAGCGACCTCAACAATTTTATCCAAAAGTTTTTGGATGACAAAAATCAGATGAGTGATGCTGCAGGTTACCACAAATCTTTATTTACAGCAATGAATGCTGATGCTATTGCTCAACATTTCTATGAGCAAGGAAAAGCAGACGCAGTCAAAACATCTGTAGCTAAAGATAAAAATATTAACGTCAACCCAAGAGGTACACACAGTAGCAAAACTATTGGTGGTACAACTGTTAGAGTGTTAGGTAATGATTCTTCTGATTTCAAATTTAAAATCAAAAAGAATAAATAACTTTAAAATAATTACGTTATGGCAATTACTGCAGGAGGTAGTTTAAACGCTGTGCCAGCTCCTGGGCAGCAAACACTATCCTCAAACTATTTAGATTTAGCGTCAGGTACTACTGACTGGGCGCAACAATACATTCCAGACCTAATGGAGAAAGAAGCTGAAGTTTTCGGACCGAGAACTATTTCAGGTTTCTTATCAAAAGTAGGTGCTGAAGAGGCTATGCAAGCTGATCAAGTTGTATGGTCTGAACAAGGTAGATTACACCTTTCATATCAAGGTCATGTTCATTCTACAGCTGGTGGTTTAGATTCATCTGCTCAATTTGACATTACTAAAGATATTGATGGTAACACTGATGTTGCTTCTGGTAACCATGGTGTTAGAGTTAATGACACAGTTATTATAGCTGACAGCACTAACGGTATCAAAAAAGGTATAGTAGTAAAAGTTGCTACTGATAGAATTGATGTTGCTATATATGGAGCTGCTGCTCTTACTGGTACTACTGCTAACCAGGATAGTAGATTATTAGTTTACGGTTCTGAATATGGTAAAGGTGTTAGTTACTTTAACGCTGCTGGTGATGCAAGCGCTGATTCTAGAGGTGCTAACGAACCTGCATTCAAAACTTACAACAACAAACCAATTATCTTAAAAGACTACTACGAAGTGTCAGGTTCTGATACATCTAGAGTTGGTTGGGTTGAAGTTACTTCTGAGGAAGGTGCTTCAGGTTACTTGTGGTATGTTAAGGCTGAAGCTGATACTCGTGCACGTTTTACTGATTACTTAGAAATGGCTATGTTAGAAGGTGAAAAAGGTGGTAAGTCAACAGATATTACTGAAGAAGCTTATGTGTTAGGTGGTTCAGGTGCTGATGCAGCTACTAAAGCTACTGGTACTGAAGGTTTATTTGCTGCTGTAGAGTCTAGAGGTAATATGACTTCTGGTATCTCAGGTGTTAACGCTGCTACTGATTTAGCTGAGTTTGATGCTATTTTAGCAGAGTTCGATAAGCAAGGTGCTATTGAAGAGTACATGATGTTCATGAATAGAGCTTCGTCTCTAGCTATTGACGACATGTTAGCCTCTATGAATTCTTACGGAGCTGGTGGTACTTCTTACGGAGTATTCGACAACGACGAAGATATGGCTTTAAACTTAGGTTTCTCTGGTTTCAGAAGAGGTTCTTACGACTTCTACAAATCTGACTTTAGATACTTAAATGATTTAGCTACTCGTGGTGGTATTAATGCTGTTAACGCTGCTGATGCTATTAGAGGGATTATGATTCCTGCTGGAACATCTTCAGTTTACGACCAAAATCTTGGTAAAAACTTGAAGCGTCCTTTCTTACATACGCGTTATAGAGCTTCTGCTACAGATAACAGAAAGTTCAAGACTTGGACTACTGGTTCTGTTGGAGCTGCTACTTCAGCGTTAGATGCGATGCAAGTGCATATGTTATCAGAGAGATGTTTAGTTACTCAAGGTGCTAACAACTTTATGTTAATGAACTAATATAGGTTGGGGCTTCGGCCCCACCTTATTTTTTTAATTTTTATTATATTATATTATGGCTAAAAAGCAAACGAAAGCTACGGTAAAAGAAACTGTAGTAGAACAAGAGGTGGTTGAAGTAATGGAACAACCCATTGTTGAAACAACTAAAATGGAAATCCCAAAACAACCTGTTAAACCTGACTGGACAATTAAAGATAGAGTTTACTACTTAAAAGGTGGTAGAAAACCTTTATCTAGAATGATTAAGTCAACTGGGGTTTATTGGTTTGACCAAGAGAAAGGTTACGAGAGAGAACTAAAGTATTGTCAAAATCAACAAACTTGTTTTGTTGATGAAATGAAAGGAGATCAAAGGCTATCACATATTATATTTAGAAGTGGTGCTCTGTTCGTCCCAAAAGAAAAGACAGTATTACAAAAAATGTTATCTCTTTATCACCCTCATAAAGATCAAATATTTTATGAATACCAACCAGAAGCTATAGCTGAAAATCAACTTGATTGGTTAGAGTTTGAAATTGAAGCTTTGAGTTTAGCTAAAAATCTAGATATAGATATGGCTGAAGCAATTATGAGAGCTGAAGTTGGATCTGAAGTATCTAAGATGAGTTCTAAGGAGCTTAAAAGAGATTTGTTACTATTTGCTAGAAACAATCCTAAACTATTCTTAGAATTAGCTACAGATGATAATGTTCAACTTAGGAACTTTGGTATTAAAGCTACGGAAGAAGGAATTATAAAACTATCTTCAGATCAACGCTACTTTATGTGGGGATCTACCGATAGAAAGTTAATGACTGTTCCGTTCGATGAACACCCATATACTGCATTATCCCATTGGTTTAAAACTGATGAAGGTATGGAGATATACACTAATATAGAGAAGCGGTTATCATAACCGTTTCTTTTTAATACTAAATAAGCACAAACCCTAATCCAAAATCCTTAATCCTTAATTCACAAACAATTATTTATTAATTATTAAACATTTAAAAAATGGCAAAAAATTTTTTATGGTTTGCAGAGTCTGATGTTGAGACAACCAACGAAGCTATGATGTTACCAGCTGATCGCTATCTAGGATGTGATCCGGTTTCTGGTGGTGTAGTGTTGTATTTTCAAGACATCGAAGGTGCTGCAACAAGAGAAGCAGTTACCCTTAACTGCACAAATGGAAATCAAAAAGCTGTGTTAGATGCTTTAGCTGACATCATGAACGCGAACCCACATTCAACGGGGTTTCAAGTAGTCGCTGACGCTAACGTAGCAAATGGACAATCAGCAGTTTATCATAAGGCTTTTAATGGTCTTGTAACTGGTTGTACTATAGCTTAATCATTAACTTTGTAAAATTATTAAAATGGCAGAAAAATATTTATACTTTGCAGAGGGTGGTGGTGCTGATGCTACTACGGAAGCAGCTATGTACCCAGCTTCTAGATTTCTAGGGGTAGAACCTCATGATGCTACTAACACTTATATATACTTTGACTCACCAATGGGTGATGTTGATGGCGGTGGTGGTGTTGGAGATATTGTTAAAATAACTCACGCGGACACTCATGCTACAGCAGGTTCTTATCACAGATCTAAGTTAATCGCTAGATCAATAGCGGAAGCTATAAACTCTGGTCCTCACGTTAGCGGCGTAGTAACTATAGCTGACGCAGATAATGGTGTATATTATGGAGATATTGCTACTATTAAAGACGATGCTAGTTTCGGTGTTGTAGTAACTCTTGATTCATAAGTTTATATTAAACTTAATATTAATAGCCATCCTTTCGGGTGGCTATTTTTTTTACCCTATACTAACTCTACACTTTACTATGTAACTATATTAAAGTAAAAAAGAATGTTATGAAATCAAAAGGATTAGGAGACTCAATAGAGAAGTTTACTAAAGCTACTAAGATAGATAGTTTAGTGAAATTAAGTTCCAGCTTTATGGGTATTAAAGACTGTGGATGTAACAAAAGGAAAGCTTGGTTAAATAAGCAATTTCCTTATAATTCAAAAAAATAATGGTTAGTATAGATAATGTTTATCAAAGAGTTCTAGCTGTATCTAATAAAGAACAGAGAGGTTATGTAACACCTCAGGAGTTCAATTTGTTAGCATACGCAGCTCAAATGGATATATTTAATTCTTACTTTAGCGATATTAGAGAAGGAGCTAGAGAACCTATGCTTGACGTTAATTTAGGTAATAAACGAGATTTAATAGATGATAAGATAGGTCCATTCAAAATATACAAAGGAGCCGTGCTAAAGGGTAACAACTCAGATACTTGGGAATTTAAACTACCACCAGATTTATACTTCTTAGGAAATGTGTATTACGCTCCAAGATCTGCATGGCATACAAATATTTCACCTATAAGCGTGGAAGATTTTCACCGTGCAGCAAGGAATTCTAGAACAAAACCGAACTTTAAAGACCCCGTATACACTAGACCAGGTACACATGAGGGTGATCTTTCTAGTCACATAAGAATATATCCAAGCAACAACTGGACTGCCACCGAGGACTTTCCACACTTCTCTATAACTACTATAGAAATTGATTATATAAAAAAACCATCTGATCCTAAGTGGGGGTACGTCGTAGTAAACAGTAAAGCATTGTATAACGCTTCTACTTCTAATAACTTTGATTTGCATGCTTGTGAAGAAAGTTCTTTAGTTAATAAAATACTAGAATTAGCAGGTATAGTTATTAACAAACCAGATCTATCTGAGCTCGCTTTGAGAAACCAACAAATGAACGAAGCTGAAAAAAATAAATAATTATGGGATTATTAGACGGAACTTCTCAAAAGAGTTATTACACTGGTACGGATAAAGGTAACTATCAGTTTGTTTCATTAGATGAAATAATAAATGGTTTTATGGTTGTGTATGTTGGTGAGAGTAAAATTTTAACTACAGTGAATAAAACTGATGTCCAGTTTCATGGTATGAGAGCTATACAAGAGTTATCATACGATGTTCTTAGATCTCATAAAGCTTTTGAACAAGAGGTGCCGGCAACGCTAGTAATGCCTTTACCTCAAGATTATGTTAACTATACTAAGATAGTTAGAGTAGATTCTAACGGTATAGAAAAACCTATATATCCTACTGGTAAAACTTCAAATCCTTTTCCGCTTGATGCAAATGCTACAACCGGTGTTTACACTTACAATGCGGACGGTAGTTTAGATCCTACAGGTGATGACACTGATGCTACCGAACCTTACACATCTAGAACTTTTGATAAATTTAATTCTATACCATCATCTAACTCTAATCAAGATTACGATGCTTTAGATCACAACAGGTTAGATAATAGAGGTAGGAGGTATGGACTTGATCCTCAACACGCTCAAAATAACGGGACGTTTTACATAGACAACTCCACTGGATTCATTCACTTCAGTTCCGATCTTTCAGGGGAAACAATAACGTTAAAGTATATCAGTGACGGTTTAGGTACCGATGCTGAAATGGTTGTGCATAAATTCTGTGAAGAAGCAGTGTATAAGCATATTATGTATGGTTTAGTTTCTAATAGAGTTGGAATACCAGAAGGAGTAATTCAAAGATTTAAAAGAGAAAAGTTTGCTGAAACTAGAAAAGCTAAAATAAGGCTTTCTAATATAAAAATAGAAGAGTTCACTCAAATATTAAGAGGGATTAGTAAACCTATTAAGTAATAGTTTATGCCAGAAATTAAACACACGTTTCAAGCCGGTAAAATGAATAAGGATCTAGACGAAAGACTAGTTCCTCAAGGTGAGTATAGAGACGCTTTAAATATAGAAGTGAGAACTTCTGATGGAAACGATATAGGTGCTGCCCAAAATCTATATGGTAATCTAGAAAGATTATCGTATGATGAACTTAAAAACCCTATACAACCCACTGTAAATAGTGATGGTGAAAAAAGTTATTTTGTAGGATCTATTTCAGATGAGAAAACTAATAACTCTTACTTTTTTGTAGCATCACCTAAAGTTACAAGTATAGATCATCCCGCTGAACCAGTTAGGGTTTATAAAGATATGATTATAAAATATAACAGTGACAGTAAGAAGTTGTTTCCAGTGTTTACTGATATATTTAGAGTTGAAATGCGTGCTGGTATTGCTGAAGGTAGCGTGCATTTAGAAGATATGGGTAGTCAAATCACTCATTATGATCACATAGTCGTGGCTGAAGCGTTAGGAAAGTACGTTAGGCCTGGTATGTCTATAAATGTGTTAAACGCTACTGGTCAGTCAATCATGGGTACAGATATAGATTTCTATGAATCTTTAAACGGAATGCCTGGGAGTGTTATTGTTAGAGAGTTCGATCGTAGCACTAGAACAATCTGGTTTGATAGATATGTTATAGGAGACTTAACTCACGCTGCCTGCTTCGTGCTTGAATCTAATAAAGTTTTAAGATTTTCAAAAAATGGTTTAAAGCAGCATAGTAACTACATATCAGGTGTAAATATTATAAATAACTTATTGCTGTGGACTGATAACGTAAACGAGCCTAGGAAGATAAACTTAGATAGATTAAAACAGTCAGCATCTTTTACTATACATTCCGATTTATATATAGATGATCCGTCTACGACAACAAATAGTCTTGTAAAACTACAAAACATAGACAAATCCACAGATAGCTCTTACAAAGAAGAACATATAACTCTTATTAGGAGAGCTCCTAGAACCGCACCTAAATTGATAATGTCGCAATTTGAGGGTGGAAAAGGAGAATCTTATTCGTCTTCTTGTGTTTTTAATTGGGTTTTAGAGGATGGGGAAAGTTTACCAGGCATAGATGACACTGTTAAACTTGATACTTTTGATGGAAATGGAAATGCGTTGGGTACCTCTTGTATAGCAGACGGTGATTCATTTTCATCTGGTCAAGTGTTACAGTTTACTTGTACTACCGAACCTCTAGTAGTAACAGCTGAGGTGCGTGTTACTATGTCTAATGGAGTCCACAGAGTAAAAATAATTAAAATAGACGACGAGATAAACAGTTCTCATTTAGAATGGGATATAGAAATTGTTCAAAAGAAATCTATATTTGAAACTACATTTGGTAGGTTTGGTTATAGATATAAGTATCAAGATGGAGAATACTCTTCTTTTTCGCCGTGGTCTGAACTAGCTTTCATGCCTAGTAACTTTGATTACTTACCTACAAAAGGTTATAATTTAGGTATGGTAAACATTATGAGGAGCTTGCAAATAACAGACTTTATTGTAGAGGATTTTCAAAGACCAGATGATGTTATTGCTGTTGATATTTTATTTAAAGATACTGTATCTCCAAATGTTTACGTAGTAAAATCCATAAGAAGAGGTTACGACGAAGAGTGGAACGATAATGTCGAGGGTAGCGGAAATTCAGGGGTTGTAGATATAACTACTGAAATGATACACAAAACTCTCCCATCTTCTCAAACGTTGAGAGCTTGGGATAACGTACCAATAACAGCTAAAGCTCAAGAGGTTACTGGTAATAGAATTGTTTTTGCGAACTATGAGCAGAACTATGATACTCTGAGAAAGGTGTTTGTACATCCTACTGTTGAATCCGCCGATCATCCAACAGACTTGAGTCCTATGAAATCTATAAAGTCTCTTAGGAGATACAAAGTTGGAGTTGTATTTGGTGATAAGTATGGTAGAGAAACACCAGTAATGGGTATAGGTGGTAAGGTTGTTGGTACGAGAGGCGGTAGTGGTTACGTTCATCTAGGAGATGAAGAAGCTAATCACCATCGAGATCAAACTTTTCCAGACAGCATATCTGTACCTAAAAATGTTTCATTTAAGGTAAATAAGATTAGTGCTGAGCTAAATTGGGATGGTACTCCTGAAAATTGGATGGAGTATTATAAATATTATATAAAAGAAACCAGTAATGAGTATTACAATTTAGTTATGGATAGATGGTATCCAGCTGAAGATGGTAATATATGGTTATCTTTTCAATCTTCTGATAGAAACAAAGTAGATATAGAAACATATTTAACTTTAAAAAATAAACATGGTAGTGAGGATCCTGTAGAGGAAGATGCTAGATATAAGATATTAGCAATATCAAATGAAGCCCCTAGATTTATAAAGAATACTAACAGAATAATAGGTCTTGAAGCGTTATCCAGTGATTCTGGTGTTGATCTAAGTAATACTCTAGGTGTCCAATGTGATTCATGGACTGCTTACGATAATACTTTTAAGGATTATAAATTTGAAGGCGTTGGATGGGCTAGAATAGTTGGTACGCTATCAGGTGTTACTAGATTTTCTAAATGGGTTAGAATAGCTAGACTGCATGATGCAAATAGATCTATAACTGTTGTTGGATCTTTTGGTCCAACAGCTGATATGTCGGGTGATATTAACTTCGGTACTAGTACAGGTTTAACTGTTAGCGTAGAGGTTAGAGATTCAGTGGAAGAGAATAGACCAGAGTTTGAAGGTAGATTCTTTGTAAAAGTATTTAAAGATGCTACGTTAACTAACACTATTTTAGGTACTAATGTAGCAACTTCATCTTATAAAACAGTGTCTTCATATAAAATTGGTTTTGTAGATAGTTCAACAGGGTCAGGTGGGTATGGTGGCTACAACCCATCGTCTTGGTCTAGATACCAAGGTGATTATGCGCCAGCTAGTCAGGGTGATGCTGGTATTGCAGATATTAACTATACTACATGCGCTGTAGCTGGTGCGGAATGGGGTAGTGGAAACCCCCTTAGTGATTGGTCAAATGCTCTCAACGCTCACAATATACAATCCGGAAATATGTTGGCTCGTGATCACGGTGGCGCAGGCGCTGAAAACACTAAACAGTTTTGGAAATGGTATTGGAATGTAAACCCTGCGGGTGCTCGTAAGTGGTTTATAGATGGAGCAAACTGGAATAAAGGAAATAATCAACCTTGTGGAGCTATTAATGGGGATTGGGGTGACGAAAGTGCACTTAATGCTATGGGTACTGAAGGTCCTTTTTCTGTTGGAGAAGGAGAAATTAATCATATAGCGTTTGGTGCTATGAGAGATGATGAGTGGGATGAAGAAACTTTAGCTTTCCGTGATACGTTAATGCAAGAAGGTACTTTGTTTAGATTTAAGTCTGATCCCGGTGGTGGAGTAGGTAATGGTGATGGACAGTACACAGGTGACCCCACTATATACGTAGTTAGAGGTACAGACATTGACACTGATGATGGTTTTGGACATTCAAAATCAAACTACGGTGGACAACATTCAGGTGGTAACTCGTATTGTCATGAATGTTATGAAGGCGCTAACTGGAGTAACGTGTGTAAACGTGGTACATTTAAAGTGTACTTCTCTAGATATGACGACTTTACTAGAGGTTTAGATTTAGATTATTGGGATCCTAGATCAGCTTTGAGACATGATGGTACTACTATGACCTTTATAGAAATTGTACAATCTAGTTATGACAACACTGATGTACTACAAACTAGTGTTGGTAACGCTATATGGGAAACCGAACCTAAAGAAGATGTAGGATTAGATTTGTATTATGAAGCAACTAGTGCTTTACCTTTAAAGTTAAATAATTCTAATATACAATCATTTGCACCTAATAACACTCCAGTTACATCTGAAAGATTAGATGCTGAAATGACACCGGTATCTTTAGATTACTGCTATATAATGACGCTAGATTTATCAAGTATCCTCAATAGCGATATCACTATGCCTAACCCTAATTACGTTGCTAAAACTCCAACGGTTAGATATGCTATTAGAGATGTTGTGGGACTAGGTCAAGCAGATGATGTGGATGAGGTTACTCGTTATCCTATAGCTATTGGAGATGAATTAAGTTTCAATAGACTTGATGGCACTGTAACTAGGGCTGAAGTTATAGACCACTATAAACCTATAACATCATACATTAATCAACAGGCTTACACGGCTATAGAAACCATGGAGGTTGAGGATTCTAATGTTTTTGGGATGTCCAGTGTTCAAGAGGTGGAAGTTGCTTACCCGTTCAATCCAGCTTCTTATGAGAGGTCATCAAGATACACGTTACAGTGCACTGTTAGTAATTTTAGTAGTCAAAGTATGATAGAGCTACCTACGGCAGCTTTACCTGACGATTTCAATAGTGACGATGGTAAGATTTGGGAAATAACATGTGAATATCTTGGGATCCGTAAAGGAACTTTTACTAAAACTATTCAAGATGGAGTCCCAGGTATAGATATTGCTGATTATTATACAACTATATTTTGGCATAATTGCGGTTACAGTGAACAGCAAACCTTAGAAAGTGGTACTTTTGATATAACATTCAAAGAGGTGACTGGTTATTATAGATTAAATCAAAATGTTTACAACAGTAAAACGACTCTACCTTGGTTTAATTGCTATTCCTTTGGTAATGGTTTAGAGTCTGATAGAATACGAGACGATTTTAACGCACCTCAAATAGATAATGGTGTTAAGGTTTCAACTGGGCTTGAAGATTATAGAAGAGAAAGAAGGGGTGGTGGATTAATATGGTCAGGTATATATAACTCTACAAGTGGCGTGAACAAGCTTAACGAGTTTAATATGGCTGAAGCTATAACTAAAGATTTAAATCCTTCATATGGATCTATACAGGCTTTAAAAACTAGAGATACTAATTTAGTCACATTCTGCGAAGACAAAGTATTGCAAATATTAGCTAACAAAGACGCTCTATATAATGCAGATGGTAGTTCTAATGTTACAGCTTCTAATGTTGTATTAGGTAATGCTAAGGCGTTTGCTGGGGATTATGGTATATCTTCGAACCCAGAGTCTTTAGCTTTTGACGCTTACAGAATATACTTTACAGATAAGCAAAGAGGTAAAGTTCTTAGGTTATCACAAGATGGTTTAACACCTATTTCTGATGTTGGTATGTCAAGTTATTTTAGAGAAAACTTAAAACACGCTGATCAGTTGATTGGTACTTTTGATGAAGTAAAAGGTGAGTATAATTTAACTATTAAATATTTTGACTCATACTTAATATCAAACGAAAATTTAACAGATATAACTGTGTCTTTTAATGAGAAAACTAAAGGTTGGCCAAGTTTTAAATCATTTGTACCAGATACTGGCTTGTCTATTAACGCTGAGTATATAACAGCCGCTAATGGTGGTGTTTGGTCACATCACAATAAGGACATACTCCAAACCATTAATGGTGTAGAAGAACTAACTGTGCCAGCGAATAATTTTTATGGTGAACAATATAACTCTACCATAGACGTATTATTCAATGAGGATCCTGGAGTTATAAAAGGTTTCACGGCTATGAATTATGAGGGTGATCAAGCTAAAACAACTGAGTGGAATCATGCTGGTCATTTAGCTTTAGATGCTAGTGGTGATAGCCTCGGCTACATTGGAGATGGTGAGTATTACAACTGGCATGGTAAAGATGGTTGGTTCGTAGAGAGTTTTAACACTGATCTTCAAGAATCTTCTGTTTTGGAATTTATAAATAAAGAAGGTAAGTGGTTTAGCAACGTTAATGGTATACCTACCACTTTGGATAATTTAGACACTTCTGAATTTACAGTGCAAGGTATTGGTGTGGCAAGCGAAGTGGATCTACCCCAAGTTATTGGCTGTATGGATCCTTTAGCATTTAACTATGATCCCGAAGCTACTATTAGCTCAAACAGATGTAGTTACGACTTAGAAGGTTGTACAGACCCTAATGCGTTTAATTTCAACGATGCTGCCACTGTAGATGATGGTAGTTGTATAGAGACTGTTTATGGATGTATGGATGTGGATGCATTAAATTATAATCCAAATGCAAATATTGATGATGGGTCTTGCGAATTCCAAGAGGAAATAAAACGTGGTTGTATGGATGAGAATGCTGACAACTATGATGTTAACGCTACTATTCCTTGCCCTGATTGTTGTACTTACACTGCTTATGGTTGTATGGATCCTAATGCTTCTAACTACGATTATTTAGCTCAAGTAGATGATGGTTCTTGCGTACCTCACGTTGAGGGATGTACCGATTCCATAGCTCTTAATTATGATCCAGAAGCTACCGAAGGTAATCCACTTGCAGACACGTGTGTATACAACTCGGGATGTATGGATCCAGACGCTTTTAATTACGACCCGGAAGCTGATACAGAAGAGTTTTGTAAGTCGTATTTTAACGTTGATGCTAGTGGAATACCTTCTTATAATTGGCAAGCCGCTGTTGACGATGATGATAGTTGCTGCATTCCAGTTATATATGGGTGTATGGATGAAGGTGCAATTAATTATGACCCATTGGCAAACACACAAGGATGTCCAGATATAGACAACTTTGGACTCCATGGGTGGGTTGTGCCGGCTGGAGAAACACCTACACCTAACAACATCTTGCCTCCTACTTCTCCTGAAGTGGTGGAGCTATACACGCAAGCCGATGGAGTAGAAAATTTCTTGGATGTTTATGATGCTGTATGTAAGTGTATATTTGAGGTTGGAGGTTGTACTGATCCAACAGCTACGAATTATAACTCAAACGCAACTTTTGATGATGGGTCTTGTGAGTATAAAGATTGGAGTATAAAAATAGAAGAAATGGGAACACACTTTCCTGATGATGGAAATTAATATAAAAATATATGGCGCATGCAATAGAGATTGATGGAGTGTGGACTCAGTCCACTGCTCCTCACGATGAACTTTTACGACACTGCAAGACAGTTATTGCAAATTCGTTTCCAGTAAGTTATGGTGGAACTCTCCCAAGTGGTATAATTGAATTGTTTATAGTACCTGACGATGGTTTTGCTATCAATGCATTGGATTTCGAAAACAAGACGTTGTCGACATACAATGATCACCCTGAGTTATTTAATCACAACCCAAGCGATTGGTTAATGGTTAATGAAAACACTAACGGTTTTCAAGATGGTGTAAGATTCACTAATACTAACTCGGCAGCTGATTCACCAGGGTCCCAGTGGGTCGCGGGTAACCAAGTTAAAGCTGAAGTGATGCTTGATAGTTCTTATGTACCCACTAGCGACATGAATCTTCAGTTAGATTTCTATAATAAAAATGCCGTTAATTTAACCGCTCTACCTAGAAGTGTAACTATAGCTTTTATAGAGCCAGTAACACTTGCACAAGAGATACAATCAAATTTCTCCGGCCATCCCCGCACAGGCGTCTTTAATATAGTACCAGCAGAGGGGGTTACTCACTATAGCGCAAGATTACAAGACAATATACCCAGTGAATGGGGAAATCCACGATTCCATAGTCCCCAAAGTGTAGGCGCGAGTAACGTCTCTTCTATTGACTTGAACGGAGTAGAAACTGATTACACATACCTTTCAGGAAATAATGGTAACCCTTATATACATTATCTCACGACAGATGTAGTAGTTGATGAGACAACTCAATTAGGTGAACCAAAAGTTTTAGCTAATATAAGTATAGGGTTTGAGTTAGAGTATCCAAGCAGTTGGAATGGTCATCAAAGAGTTAAAGATTTCTACTCAAGTACTGTAGCTCCAAATTGGGGTGCTCAATTAGTTTTTGGTTTTGCCAAAGAAGGTGGTACTGACGATTTTGAAACCAACCCCGCAAAATGTGTTCAAATACTACCACACGATAACGTTCTTGAGTCCAATAACTACGTTGACGAAAATCACCCGAGTAAGTTTTCTCAACAAAACATTAAAATTACAAGTACGGTTAACGGCATGAGGTATGTTGGTGTTGGAAATTCAACTAATGAAACTGTGGTAACCGGAATTAGTTATGATTTAGTTTTTACGGAAAATTATAACAATTTAAAACCAGAGAATTGCGTGGGTTGTAATTATGATTCTAATTCCACCAGTCTTTTAAATAGTGAACACCCAATTGGTGGAGATGGTACGCCTGTTTTGCAATACGCTAGTATCAATGGTGGGGATTCATCGTATGATGGATATATGCTTGGTTTCGAAAGTGAGGGGACAAACGAACCTCAACCTGCCGGATACTGGAACGATAACCTAAAGGGTTATTTTTGGAACTTAAATTATACATGTGGTCAAGGATGGTACACAGATATGTTTTCAATGTATTTTGGTTCTCCGGCCACCAGGAATAATGATTATGCAGTTCAGGGAGAAAAACAATTTGCTATAAGAAATATTAGAACTAACTTCAATAAAATAAGTGGTAGTAAGTCTAGTAACATGATACCATCGGGAGGTGTTGTCAATGGTAGGGGTGAGATCACTGTACTAGGAGATCCCGGTGCCCAATTTAAAGTGTTACTTAAAGAGGTAGAATCTGGAATCAATGACTCAGACACAGCACAAACAGGTGTGAGCAAGTCGGGTGGGTATGCGACAGCCGATATAACTGCTAGTATACTTAATGGTGGTGAAGTTAAAGGTATGCCAACAGGTTTCATTAAAATACCTAGTTCTGGTGCTTATGTAATTAAATTACCTGAAATAGAGAGGTTAAAATCTCAAGATGTCTTTAAAGTTTTTGAACTACATTTAGTGGCTAGTTCGAATACAAAGATATTAAATTCAGCCTTAAACGGGGGTGGAGTACTTAAGAAACCAACTATACAAGGGTCAGATAGAACCTCTAATGCAAGTGCAGTGTTAATAAACAAATATTATCAATACCCTTTAGTTGGCGTTAAGTTCAATGCTTTAAATCATGGAGGTGCTGCTTTTAGCGTGGGTTATAGACCTATAGACATCAAACCTTTTGGTGGAAGGTCAATACTTGCAGATCAAAATAGTTATGGAGCCAAACCATTATCTAAATCTGGACAAACTAAAAGCTTTCAATTTAGACAGAGAAAAGGTGGTGCTACTTTTTCAATCAATACAACAGTACTGACACCTAATTATGCTGCTGATGGAACAACAGTTGCTTACTACTCTATACCTTCTAAGTTTTTTACTGAATCAATAAGAAACAATGGAGAAAAGTATGTTATACAAGCTAGAGCACATATTGGCGCTGGATTACAAGATACCTCTTCTGTTGCTGATTGTACTATAGATATTCAGGTTAGGTTGTTAAAATATGGTAAACTACCGCAGGAATTGACTATTGATTTCAAAGAAATATTTATTGAATCTTAATAATAAAAAAATATGCCTACTCTTACATTAGAATTCCTACATAATATAAACATCTCGGCTCAAGTTGGTGACACTGCTTATTTCGTAAACTCAACATCACCTTCACTTTATGATTTTGGGATGCAAGGCCAAGGTTCTGATATAGTAGAACTTGGTCCTATAACAGCTATAAATATCTCTACAGCTAACCATGTAACAAAACAAAGCATACAGGTTTTAGTTTTAGGCAGTGTACAACAACCTAATCCTAATCAAAGCTTGATATTGTTTAGTAAAGATAATGCTGTTAACATGTCTTCTCCGCTTGGATATTTTGCTAGAGCAAAAATAGTTAATGACTCGAAAGTAAAAAGTGAGATTTTTTCTATTGCTTGCGAAGTGTTTGAGAGTAGTAAATAAGATAGTATAACTGTGATTATATTAATTGTAAATAAATATATATATAATGATTGGAGCAATAGCAGGTCTAGCGGGTAGTGCCGTTAGTTATTTTGGTAATAGAAAAAAGCAAAAAGCAGCTGAGCGCGAGCAGGCTAAAGCTAAAGCCGCTATGGAAAAGCAGAGAGCTGCCTTTGAAGCTACTGATACTAGTAATCCTTTTGCTGGTATGACTAATCAATTTGCTGGCATGGAGAACACTATGGAAGACCTAACTGTTAACCAACAAGAAGCTCAAATGATGAATCAGCAGGGTCAACAACAAAGAGCTAATATAATGGATCAAATGAGTGCTAGTGCCGGTGGTAGTGGTATTGCTGCGTTAGCACAACAGATGGCTCAATCAGGTCAACTAGCTTCTCAAAAAGCATCAGCTAGCATTGGTCAACAAGAAGCTGCTAATCAAGCTAAGATGGCTGCAGAGGCTGGTAGATTACAAACTCAAGAAGCTAAAGGAGCTCAAGATGTTGCTACTCAAATAGCTGCAGGTGATCAAGTAGCACAACAACGAGAAATGGATAAACAGTCGACCTTACTAGGCATGGATCAATCAGCTTATGCGGGTGCTCAAGAGAGAACAGCAGCTGCTGAAGAAGCAAAAATGGGTGCGTTAAGTAGTGGGATTAGTGCTATTGGTGGTTTGTTTTCTGATAGAAGATTGAAGAAGAACATCACGTTGGTTGGTAGATCACCTGGAGATATTAACATATACACGTTCGAATATATTAATGATAGGTTTGGTAAAGGTGTTTATCAAGGTGTTATGTCTGATGAGGTACCAAGTGAAGCTATTATTGCGCATGAGTCAGGGTATGATATGGTTGATTACTCGAAGATAGATGTAGAATTTAAAAGTATTAAATAATGGCAGCAGATCAAACGTTAGTACAAGGGGCTAGAGAAGCTCATGGATATTACGGTGGAGGAATTGATAGGGCTAGAAAAGAGTTATTTAATAATTTAAATCAACAAATAGCAAACTCAGCTCAAAAAAAGCGAGCCGCTCAACAAGAGCAACAAGTTGAGCAAGGTAAACTAAAAAAGCAAGAAGATAAAGAAGCTAAAGCTTTACAAGCTCAATGGGATAAACAAACCATGGGTAACGCTAATTCTATATTAGCTTCTGATGGCGATTTAACTGGAGATAATTACAGCGCTTTATACGATGATATAAATGGTGATTTAAAAAATAGATTTATAAATGGTACTCCAAAGGAAAGAGCATTAGCATTAAATGATTTGCAGAAAAGAACTCAAGAGGTTAACGGTATGAAAGAGTACTCTGTGGAGAATGCTGCCCTTTTAGTTAACGCTAACAAAAGTGGTCAACCTTTTAACCCAGATGGTTATTGTTTAGCTTTAGATGATGATGCCTACTCTAAAGAAAAGAGTATACTAGCTGGTCATACTGAGAACAACTCCTTTAATGTTTCAGATGATTATAATGAAGCTGGGGAGCGTATAGGCTCTAAAGTTGGTTTTAGAGGTGGTTACGATGAAGAGACTGGTGAGTATGCTTTCATGGGCGGAGAAGAAGCTGTAACATTATCTGACAAGTTCAGAGTTGATCAACAGAGCCAAGCCGAGTTAATGTCTTTACAAAATACAATGTATGATTTAGCTGATGAAGGTGATCATACTAGCTCATTCAATGTTAATGCAGCTAAGAGTAGAGTTAAGTCTATAGTAAACGCATCTAATAAGAAGTTATCTTTAATGTACGATCCTATGATAGAAGGTAGATCTTTTAAAGATGATTTGTTTAAAGGTGATTTATTAGCGGAGGTAACATATGAACAATTAGGTATATCACCCGACCAGGCTTATGCTATGGAAAAAGCAGCTGGTGAGAAAAACCCTGATGGAGTTATAGGTTCAGACAACTTAACAGCAGAAGATCAGAGACTTATATTAAGTCAATTCATGACGTCTGGTGATATGGAGGAAGAAAGAGAGAACATGCTAGTAACATACTACACAGATATAATGAGACAGTCTTGGCAGAAGAGACATGGTGAAGTTGTTAGTGAATACTACAGAGCTAACCCAGGTGCTGTTGCTGCTCAATACACTGAAGAAGAATTAAAACAATTAGCTAGGCAAGCGCAGAAAGGTGAGGTAGAAAGAGGCGCTGAAAATATAGTAAATATAGGGTAACATTTTTTTTAATAACGGGTAACTAACGAGACAGTCAAAATGGTAAGAAAGAAATTTAAACTTCCCAATGATCCTACAGTATACAATGTTAATGTAGAATCAGAGAAGGGGAAAGAGTGGTTAAATAAAAACACTAATGCTCAAGTAGTAGAAGAAGAAGAGAAAGAAGAGGAAGAGGTTACTGAGCAGGGAAACCAGCAAGATCCTGCACCAAGTGCGACTGCGGGATCGGAAACTGCAGCACAAGATCAAGAGGCGGGTCAGTCTCAAAACAATCAACAACAAGATACGGAATCAGCATCGGAAGATACTTCTTCGGAATTACCAGAAGCATATAAAGGCTTAGAGGTATTACAGGCTAAACTAACTAAGTCTAATGAAGACTTAAAAGCTTTTGACTACGAAGCTCAATTAAAAGATATGAAAGCTTCTATAGACGAAGCTAGAATAATGGGTGATCAAGACTCTTACGAAAGATCAGTCAATAGCTACAATAATATACTATCTGATTATCAAGGTAAGATAGATTCTCATAACGACATGTATAAAAGTTATGAAAATCTTTATAAAGACTACGAGGAGTTTGCTAAGCAATCTCAAGCGAAGCCTAAGGAAGAAGATCTTGGGTGGATAGATGGTATAGTAGAAACTGTTAAGAGTTTAGGTAACGAAGAAGAAAGAAACAAGTTAGTTGGTAACGTAAAGAATGCTGTAGTATCTAACTTTAAAGAAAGAGCCTCTAGGCAGTTATTAAATACTATGGGCTGGGCTTTTGGTATGCAACAAAAGAAAGCTAAGTTCTTTGGTCAAGAAGAGGAAGCTAAGGAGATGGAAAAGTATATAGCAGAAGTGTATGCTAAGCTTGATAAATTAGAGTCTGAAGAAGGTTTAGAAATTAAAACTATAAAAGGAGCCAACCAGATAGCTAAAGGGATGGACGAAAGTCTTGCTGAAAAAGGAATATTAAAATTCGAAGACACGGGAAAAGGTTTTGTTAAGGGTATTAAAGGTGGTAGTGCTGCTGATGCGGTAGGTGGTATGGCTAATTTTATTATGGGTACAGCCGAATCTGTTATACCTGCCGTATTAACTAGAGGGGCTTCTATATATCCTCAAATGGCAGCTCCTATGGTTGTTTCTTACAATAAGGAAAAAGCCAAAGCTTTATACGGCGACGATCCAGAAGCTATCAGTAAATTACTCGCTGATGATGAAATGGAGATTAGCACGCCAATGGCGATGGGTATGGTTGCTGCTGGATTAGAGCATATAGGTTTCAAAGGTATAACTAAGTATGCTGCAGGTAAAGCTTTTGCAAACAAAATAGGTGGTAGTATAGTATTTAGTATGGGCCAAGAGGGTACTACAGAGTGGTTACAAGGTGGTGTAACAAAATTTAGTGATGCTGTTGGTGGGCAGAAAGAAACTACTGAAGCTTCTAAAGAAGCTTGGGACCATCTATTTAGCGACGAAGGTTTAGAAGATTTCTTTTCTGGAGTTATTGGTGGTGGTGCTTTGAGTGGCTCTGGTAGAATTCTCAATAGAGCATTGAGGAATGACGATGACAGTGTTAACAATGTTAATAGAGCTATAGATAAAATAGCTGAATTAAATATACAGAAGAACAAGACTAAAAACAAAGCGGTAAAAGAGGCTTTACAGGTAGAAATAAACGAGATCGAAGGTGATCTAAAAAAATACATAAAAGAAAGTAGAGGTCTTAAAAAGTATTTAACTAAGCAGCAGAGTTCTGAGATGATAACTTTATTAGCTAAGAAAGACGGCATAAACGATAAGGTTAAAAATCTTAAGTCTGAACTTGAAGCTGGTAAAATAACTAACAAAGATTATGGGTATGCTATAAGAAGTTTGAACGCTCAGTCAAAAAAGATTAGTAACTCTATGTCTGCTATAAAACAAGAAGCTTTAAAAGCTGAGTCTAACAGGCAAGCTGAGCAAGTTAAAGAACAGATAAAAGTTGCTGGGTTGGATGGTGAGGTTAAACAAATGACCTCTGAAGAGATAGCCGAAGCAGATCTTGGTAAGGAGGTTAATTCTAAGGATGCTTCTAATCAATATGGTTTTATTAGAGACTTTGGTGATGGAAGTTTTGAGATAATATTAAACAAAGATAAACCAGCTGTTGGTGTTGCTGCTCACGAATTCCTACATGCTGTATTAAACAAGACCATAAAAGGAGATCCTAAGGTTGGTAAGCAGTTAGCTGATGCCTTGAGTAAACACGTTGATACTTTAGAGGGTGATCAATCTGCTTTTAAGCAAAGAATGAAAAACTACGAAGGCAGCGAAGACATAGGAGAAGAAACTATTACTGTAATGTCTGAGAGTATACTTAATGGTGATTTAAAATTTGATGATGGTTTCTTTACTAAAGTAGGTGATGTTATTAGAAGATTCTTACAAGGTAATGGTTTGACTGACATACAGTTTAACACAGGTAAGGATGTTTACAACTTCATAAAAGATTATAACAAGAGTATAAAGTCTGGTAAAACAAACAAAGCTATAATTAAAGTAGCTAAAGAAGGTGCTAAAGGTAGGCTTGTAGAAGGAGCTGAAGCTAGTACAGGTCCATCTGTTAAAGCTTCTCGTGACGCTAAAATACCTATAGATAAACTAGGTCAAGTGGACGGTGATGGTATGAGTATGACTAAACCTGGTATGGGTAACTTCTTGTATCAAGCTGAAGCTGATGAGGTAGTTCGTAAAATAAAAGAAGAAGGTTACTTAGACAACCTCATAGCTTCTAAATATAAAGTCAGACCTGTACCTCAAGACTTTGTCCAAGATGTATTAGCAGAATTAACACCTCATATTAAAGCTTTTAAACCTGAAAGCAATGATAGTTTATTTGGTTGGATTCAAAGTCAGATAGCTAATAAAGCTAGTCGCGTGTATAATACTATATATAAAAATAAAGGTCCAGCTAGAACTGTGCAAGCTGACGCAACAACATCTGAAGGAGCTCCTGTCGTTCAATTAGAGGCTGATACAGACATCGAAATGGAACGTATCGATGAAATGGGTCTTAATGACGAGCAAACTCAAGAGAGATCAAGATTTAGACGCGCATTAAAGCTTGATGACACTATGGTTGATAGAGTTATCAACGCAGTTAAAAAAGCTTTTGGTACTAAGTTACCTAACATAAATACTAAGCAGTTTAAACAATCATTAGCTAAAGCTTTTAAGACTGATCTTAAAAAACCTATGCAAGACTTGATGGGTAAAGGAAAAGACTACGACGCTTTCCTTAACAAGTTTATGCCAGCTATATATAGGAACTTACCAGTTGAAGTGTTGGTTCAAATGGAACGTAATTTAAGCCCTGACCTTAGAATATTCACATCGTCAAGAAGGATAACAAAACCCGTTGAGGTTGATCAACTAATATCTCAAGGTAAACTACCTAAAGATACTAGCAGAACTTCTGGACCGTTATTAAATACTAAACTACCTTACCCTGGTAAAGATAATATATTGGCTTTCTTCCGTGGTACTAACTCTCAAGAGTTATTAGGTTATAAAAAAGGTGCGTCTACATACGGTACTAGAAAAGACGTGTTAGCTGAAAGAGCTATAACAGAAGTAGCTTTCGACGCTGTAGCTACTGTGATACAAGATCAAGACGTTGCTAGTAAAATAGAAGACCTCAATATAGCTGGTATAGATAAAGTTGAAAACGATTTAGCTATGGTAGCTAAACAGATAGATAGAGACCCTACTATTAAGTTTTCTAGATCTGCTATTGGTGTTAAAAAAGAAAATGTACCTGTATTTAGCTCTAAGTTTAATCAAGTTTTAAACAGAATAAATAGCAATGAGACTTTACCTACAGATAAAAAAGGTTTAAAGAAAATAATAAAAGATATTTACGAAGGCGATCTTGACAACTCAGAAATGAACGCTGTTGTAAATAAAATAATAAGATACTCTACAGACTTTATAGATCAAAAAGCTAAGACTAAAGATTTAGCTTACGTAGATATTAAGCTTACTGATTATATACTTGAGGCTACAGAGAAAGATGTTGTTGATAAATCCACGTATCAGCTGCTTAGTAAACTACTCCCTAGTGGTTATAAAAACGCCGCGGCTTTTTTCAATGACAAAGCTAGAATAAACAAAGCAAGATCAGCTTTTGCTAGTTTTGTTCAAGACTTAAGAGATAGTAATCTTACCGAGAATGAGATATTAAGATTACTACACACACAATATAGAGGCATGTATGCTAGTTCTACTAAAATAGCTGCAGGCCAGTTTTCTGTAGAGTTTATTGATGGTGCTTACGTTGTTGTAGAAGGTGACGGTAAAGTAGGTACTCACAGAGGGCAAGTGTTCGAGAACACTCCAGACTTTTGGAGGGTAGCTGGTTATCCAAACTATAAAGAACTGTTAAAAAACGTTGACACAAAAACTTTCTCTGAAACTTCTAAAGCTGCTGTATCAGATAGAAACTACGAAGGTAGATTAAAGCAAGCTAAAGAAGCTAGACAAGCTGTGTTAAAGATAATGGATTATTACTTTGGTAAAATAAAAAACGGCGAGTTAGATTACGGCGATCTTCTTATGTTGGCTAAAATGTTTATGTCAAATATGAACTCACCAATGAAGAGAGCTGCTAACTTAACTTACATAGCTGAAGGAGTAGATAGTATAAATCCTGATGATATGGGTAGGTTGACAGAGTATGAGCACATAGTGCCTACTGGTGTTATGGTACTTAAACTTTTCACTGCTTATGTTAAAGATGGTAAGGCTTCAGAAAATATATTTGATGGTTACGAAGTTGCTATTATACCTAAGTCTATGGATAAGGTATTAATTAAAAACGGTCTAAGAGACTTTTTGCCTATAACCTATAAAGAAGGTGATCCTAACTGGAAAAGATATTTTAACAAGCAAACTCTTGGGGAAAACAATTTAGTACCTATAGTTAATATAAAAACTGGTGAGGTAGTAGGAGCTGACTTTGTTAAAGCTAGTAATCTATTGAATGCAACAGAGGTTGGTCAGAAAGGCCAACAGTTAATACAGAAAGTATCTGTTAAGTATTCTAAGTCAAAAGGTATGTCAACGTTTGACTTTGATGAAACATTAATTATAGGAGGTAAGAACTTCGTTGTAGCAAATGATCCAAAGACTGGTAAGACAGCTAAGATAAGCAGTGAAGAGTGGCCAATCAAAGGTCCAGACTACGCTGACGCTGGTTGGACGTTTGATTTCTCCGACTTTGCAAATGTGCGTGGCGGTAAAGAAGGACCACTACTTCAAAAGATGAGGAATCAAATAGAGAAGTACGGTAATAAAAACGTGTTTGTATTAACAGCTAGACAGCAAGCCTCTGCTGGACCTATACAACAATGGCTTAAATCTAAAGGTATTAATTTACCTCTTAGAAATATAACTGGATTAGGTAAGAGTGAAGGTTCTGCTAAAGGTGAGTGGATGTTACAGAAGTTTGCTGAAGGTTATAACGATATGTATTTCGTTGATGACGCTTTACCAAACGTTGAAGCTGTTAAGAAGGTGTTAGATCAGTTAGATATTAAATCTAAAGTAGTTCAAGCTAAAGTTAAGTTTAGTAAGTCAGCTAGTCAAGACTTTAATGATATGCTTGAGCGTAGTAAAGGTGTTGATGCTAACATAGAAATATCTGACATTGACGCTAAACTACGTGGTGCTAAGCGCGACAGGTTTAAACTAAGATTCTTTGTGCCACCTTCTGCTGAAGACTTAAAAGGATTAGTATATGCTTTTCTAGGTAAGGGTGAGCGTGGTAATAAAGATATGCAGTGGTTTAAAGATAATCTGTTTACACCATTTGCTAAAGGTACTAAAGAGCTAAACTCTCTAAGACAAAAGATGAGCGAAGAGTATACAGCGTTGAAGAAACAATTTCCTAACGTGGTAAAATCTCTTAACGATAAAGTAGCTAACACAGAGTTTACTGTTGACAATGCTATAAGAGTTTATCTTTGGAACCAAGCTGGCTTTGACGTACCAGGTTTGTCAGAGGCTCAGAATAAATTATTAGTAGATCACGTGGCTAACAATCCTGAGCTAATAGCCTTTGCTGACGTACTCAGTAATATAACTAGAACTGAAGAAGGTTATATAAAACCTAAAGATTACTGGATAACTCAGAATGTAGGTAGTGATTTACATACGGTAGCTGAGACTATAAACAGAGAAAAGTTCCTAGCTGAATGGCAAGAGAACGCAGATCTAATATTCTCTAAAGAAAACTTAAATAAGATAGAAGCTATATATGGCTCTAACTTTAGAGAAGCTTTAGAAGATATGCTGTACAGAATGAGGACTGGTAGCAACAGGCCTAGTGGTAGAACTTCTGTAGAGAATAAGTTCTTAAACTGGGTTAACGGAGCTGTTAGTGCGGTGATGTTCTTTAATAATAGATCAGCTGCACTTCAAGGTTTATCTATGGTTAACTTCCTTAACTTTGAAGACAACAACATGTTCAAAGCAGCCAAAGCTTTTGCCAATCAAAAACAATTCTGGGCTGACTTTATATATCTGTTTAACTCAGACATGTTAAAACAAAGACGTGCCGGATTAAAAATAGATGTATCAGCTTCTGAGCTAACAGATGCGTTTGCTCAAGGAAAAAATAAAACAGAAGCTGTAATTAAGTATTTATTAGAAAAAGGTTTTATACCTACTAAGATGATGGATAGTTTTGCTATTGCTATGGGTGGTTCTACGTTTTATAGAAATAGAGTTGAGAAGTTAATTAAGCAAGGTATGTCTAAGACTGAAGCTCAAGACCAAGCCTTCTTAGATTTCCAAGAGATAGCAGAAGAAACTCAGCAGTCTTCTCGACCTGATCTTATATCAATGCAACAAGCATCGTCTCTTGGTAGATTAATACTTGCTTGGGCTAACACGCCTATGCAGTACACTAGATTAACTAAGAAAGCTTTGTCTGACATCATTAACCGTAGAGGTGATACTAAGGCTAACGTCTCTAGAATATTATACTACGGCGCTGTACAGAACATTATATTCGGTACACTTCAAACTGGTTTAGCCTTCCTAATGTTTGGTGATGATGAAGAAGATAAGAACAGAGATAAGAAAGAACAGAGAGTTCTTAATGGTATGTTAGACACTCTACTTAGAGGTGTTGGTGTTTATGGCGCTTTAGTTTCAGCTGCTAAAAATACTTTAATGCAGGCTCATGAAGAACTTGGTAAAGGTTACGGTCAGAAGGACTACTCTAAAATAATGCAACAGTTGATTAACTTATCTCCACCAATAGGTAGTAAGGTTAGAAA